CCTGAAACCGTGGGTCACTCCGCTCTGGAGGCCCGTGGTGATGGATACGAATGTATTCTTCTCACCGACCGATCTCGTAACACTTGAGGCGGGAAGTGTGAATGCACTGATTTCGCTATCCGGTAAAGTTTGCCTCTCCAATGGGTTGACAACGAACAACACTCCGCTCTACATCGACGTCACACGGGCGAAGTATTACATCACTCGCCAATGCCAACTCGCGGTTGCGAACTTGCGGATGCAGATGGAGAAGATACCCTATACGCAAAACGGTATCGACTACGTGAAGGGTGCTCTCGGGGCATGTCTCTCAGATATTCAGCGGGCGGGTGCCATAACCGCGTTTAACGTCGGCGTTCCCGCTCTCGAATCCATCTCTGAGGCGGATAGGGCCGCGCGGCGTCTCACCGGGATCACGGTGTCCGTCGTACTTGCAGGGGAGATCCACACGTTCAGCATTGACCTCACGGTGATGATGTAAGGAGCGTGAAAAAAACATGGGAAAGGATTGGGATTTCAGCAAAGTTGACCTCAACGTTGGCGGGGTTATCGTGGATGAACCCGTTTCGTTCACATGGAACCCCGGCGATGAGTTGACGCATATTGAATCGAGCAACGGGGTCAGTGGTTTTAACGAGGGGCACCAAAAACCCACGGCGACCCTCGTCGTCAAGGCCACTTCTTACGCTCTCCGGCGTCTGACAGAGATTAAGAACAACCGGGAACGGGTGCAGGTTACGTTCAAAGCACCGGGCATTCTCGTCCAACTTTACAATGTGCGGATCAAAAGCATCAGTTATGGCAGCATTGGAGCGGAAGCCCCGGACGTAACCATTGAAATGCTTGCGCTCCGGTGCACCGAAGAGATCGACCCGGAAGCGGCATAGATATATAGATATGCCGCACATCTTTTTTTATGGCAGCAAAACTTGCACCAACTGACGACGAAACCCGTATTGTCAGAATTGACGAGGAAGAATATACCGTCCGTATGCTCTCCGACCTCGAACTACTCAGTGTATATGGCACGGGTGACAAAACCAGTGGCGAGGCATATCGCGACATCATTCTGCTCGCTCTTGTCGAACCCAAACTCACACGGGATGAAGTGTCGCGTATGCGGGGCGGGAAAATGATCCGACTCGCCAGTGCGATTCAGGAACTTCACAAAGATGCATTGAAAAGTTTTCGCGAATCGATTACGAAAATATCGACCTAAAGGTTTCCGCAAATCTCGACTACTACGTTCTTGCAAAAGAACTGCACGTCCCGATAGAAGAGGTTAAATCATGGCCTCTAATCAAATGTCTGGAATGGATGACGGCCCTCACAATGATTGCCGAACGCCAGAAGAAGCACATTGAAGAGGCGAACAGCGTATCCGCACACCCGCCCGGAAGCAGAACCGTAACGTTTAATGGAAACCGGGTCAGATTCCATTCTTAACATTTTGACAAACTCCCGTGGGGTAGCGGTCAAGCCCGCTGGACTTTGGAGAGGTTGTTTCCCCGGTTTGCAAAACCGACCTGTATTCTGCCCGGACTACAAGGCAACCTCGAAGTAATCCGGCAACCCCGGTTCGAATCCGGGCGGGAGGGTTTCGCCCACGGTTATTTAAATCCGAGTCCGACACGCTTTTTTAACATCCAAAGGGAAACACTCTCATCATGTTCGGACTTATCCGCAACCTGTTCATCGGCGTTCAACTCCAAGACGAGTTCAGCGACCCACTCGTCAAGGCCAATCAAGAAGTTACGAACTTCAAAAATGACGCGGTCAAGTCGTTTGAAGCGGTTGGGAAGTCCATCAATGATGCCGCGAAAGAACTCGCAGGGTGGGGCATTGCCCTATCAGCAGCGGGTGCAAGTAGTCTTTACTACCTCACAAGTGGATTGGGCATGGCCGACCAATTCACGCAATCCATGAAAGTGTTTCGGCAGTATGCCGGGGAAGGCGCTGACGAACTGTATCGGCAAATGACCACAATGGCAGACGGCACCATTGACAACTTAACGTTGTTGCAGAACGCGAACCGTGCCATCGTCATGGGTGTAAAAACCGAATACCTGCCGGAAATGATTCGGATTTCCCGTGCAGCGGCGCTCGCACTCGGAGAGGATGCAAACTTCATGTTCGAATCTATCGCAGTTGGAACGGCGCGTCAGTCCAAACTCATTCTCGACAACCTCGGCATCCTGCTTCACAACCAAGAAGAGATTTACGACAATTATGCAAAGAGTATCGGAAAGGCGAGCGCGGCTGCTCTAACCGAGGCAGAACGCACAATAGCATTTCAGGAAGCGGTTATCGCTGCCGGTTTAGACATGGCGAACAGGGTCGATCTGACTGCGGAATCCATCACCATGACGTATAACCGGGCGAAGAACGCGGCAAAAGACTTCCAGATGTCCGTATCCCAGGGTGCGATGAAAGTGTTCCAACCGATAGCAGAGGTCGCCGCGAACGCTCTCATCTTTGCGAAGATGTTACCCGAACCCCTGCTCGCACTCATCGGGATTCTCGGTAGCCTCGCGTCTATCGGGTTGACAGTAGCCGGAACGTTCATGCTTCAGGCAGCGGCGGGTATTTACTTCATCAAGTCAATGCGAGAATCCGTAATCATTCCCCCACTCCTTGCACGGGTGCGCCTCGCCATATCAGCCACAACGTTGAGTCTACAACGGCTCGGGCAACAGTCAACTATCAGCCTCGCCAAAAACGCAGTCAGCAGCGTAACCACGTTCGCCCGGACAACCATTGCAAACTTATCTACCGTGCGCCTCACCTCTCTTGCTACCGGAGGGGGTATTGCAAGTATGGGGGTAACCGGGATACCGGCTCTAACAGGCTTGACAGGCGCGTTTGGTGGGGCTGCTGCGGGCGCAACGGCATTCGGCGGGGCTTTGTTAAGTGCTCTTCTCCCGGTGCTCCCCATCATAGCAGCACTTGTCGCGGCGGGTCTGTTACTTGAACACGCATGGACGCATAACTTCCTCGGAATTCAGGACGCGGTTGCGAAGGTCGTGGAATACGGACAAACCTTCTTCGGCTGGATTATCGAAGGCGCGAAGATATTCGGCGGTGCCATTTTCGAACCCATCATGGAAGCATTACGTCCGATTCTCGAAACCCTCGGGCTTGTCAATGAGGCGGGTGAAGATTCCAAGATCCTGCTTACCATTGTGGAGGGGTTGGGTGCACTTTTCAAGTGGTTCTACGGGATTATTGAACCGTTCGTCCCGGTCATCAAAAACATCATTACCCTGATTGGGAAGGTCATCGGGACGATGCTCTCCATACCGTTTAGGCTCATGCACCGGCTCATGGAAGAGACGATTAAACTCGCTGAATGGCTCGCACCTCCCGTAATTGCGTTCGCACAAGCCTTCGCAGATGGAATTGGGCGCATCATCGCGTTGATCAAGGATTTCCTCGACAATCCCTACGTTAAGTCCTTCCTCGACATAATCGGCTACCTGGCACACTCGTTTGGGGGGATTGCAGGCGGACTTATAGAGGGAAAAGACATCCGGGTAATTGCCATGGAACAACAGGAACGGGCGCGAACAACCGCTCAAACCATTCGTGCAAATTTCAACGAAGCGGTCGTTTCAACCCCATCAGGCGGGAATGTAGATGTTGGGAAGGTTGAAGTCAAGGTTGATATGTCGGGGATGACCGTGGATAGTGAAGAGCGGGTAAAGGAGATTCAGAAGATTATGGAACGGGAGAGTGGATATGCTCTCGCAAATAAGTTGGGCAAGGTGTTCCGCACCGAACTTTCGTCGTATGGGTATTAGGAGTGCACCATGACAAATTACGAAACAATCTTGATAAACGGCATGTTGTTTACGGCGGTTGTTGGAATTGACTACGACCAAGATTCCAACTCACCGTCGCACAAAACGGAAGATGGGTTTGACATTACTGACCATTTGGAGGTAAATCCCCCAAAGTTTTCTATTCAATTTTACCTCGATCGTTCCTTACAGGAACACCGGGCGTTGAAGTCCATTGTCGAGTCGGAAGAACGGATCAGCCTCACCACTCCCTTCGGGCACTATGACAATGTGGTTGTTGACAGCATCCGCATGAACGATGGGACGTCGCTCACCCATATACAGGCGAGTATGGAAGCACACCAAATCAGAGTCGCCAGTCCAAAATATGCCAAATTCACACTTCCAGTTCCCGTCACAACTGGCGAAGAATCGACCGATCCGGGCGTGGTTAAGACACCTGACACGAAAACAGTTGCAGATGCCCCTCGGCCAGAAAGCATCCTCGACAAAACCATTGGCAAATCAGTGAACGCATGGGTCAATGGGTCGGATGAAGCGAAAGAAACGGCTGAATCGCCATATACTGATATGGACATTGTTGAGGTGGACTTCTAATGGCGACGGTGCAAGTGCTCCCATTCGATTCGCGGATTGGGTATCCGCAACTCCGAGATGTGGCGATTAACAATCAGGTGTATCGGCTGTCCTATGAGTGGAATCCGCGCGGGTTCGCCCGGTTAACGATTACCAATCGTTCGAGCGGGGATGTGGTTTGGAACGGTAAACTGACACCTCGCTACTGTTTCGATGCTAAAGACCGAAATGGGGTGACATTGTTTGGGATTATGGCATGGGTCGTGACGCCGAACATAGCCGAGGTGTGGGTATTCTATGTCTGAGTTCTGGAAACGATATTGCCGGGTTCAGTGCGGTGACCGGATATTCGACATCAAGAGTCACGACATCGACTTCAATATTACCGGGGGTAATTCGACAAACGCTAATACCGCGACAATCGGCGTTTACAACCTCGCAAAAAGCACTCTATCGGCGTTACAACCGGGTATCGCCATGCAGGTGGATGCAGGGTATCAAGATGACCACGGTATCGTTTTTTACGGCGTTGTGGACTCGGTCGAGAGCACTGTTGATGGAAACGATGTTCTGACAACTATCGTTGCCAAAGACCACATGAAAGCCTTGCAAGACGCTCCCGTTTACATCGGTTCGTTTCCAAAAGGAACCCGTGTGAGCGAGATTGTCCGGGCGATCTACTCGGCGTCCGGGGTGCCTTCCGGGGTGTTGATTGATGGGGGTGTCGTTACAACCCGACCGTTCACATTGGTCGATGTTCCGGCAACCCTGCTCGAAACTCTGGTCAAATACACCAATGGCGAAGTTGCGAAGTATAACAAGAACCCGCCAACCTTTACGGCATACATCGAACATGGTCAAGGATTCTTCGTGCCGACGACCTATACCGATGCGAAGGTGATTGTGGTTGAATCGGCAACCGGGTTACTTACAGTGGAACCAATAAAGGAAACGGCAAAGGCATCTGCATCCGAATCCGCAACGGTATCCGAAGAACCGACTCAAACGGCAACCGGCACCGCTCAACAATCGTTGAACCTATCCACGTTGTTCCAGTGGCGCATCCGTGCAGACACACCCATCCAGTTGAATGCCCGCGAATATGCCGGGACGTATAAAGTCACGAAATTTACACATACGCTCTCCGGCGACGATTTCGAGACGAAAATGGAGGTGAAGCCGATATGAACGATTTTGTTCACGCGGTCGTCAACATGGTCGATAGCAAACTCGCGGGCATCAACACGGTCGATGTGGCGATCTTAACGGAGTTCGACCCGGCGACATACCGGGCAAACGTGCAGTTGAAGCGGAAGGTAAACGGGAGAACGGTTGAAATTTTCAATGTGCCGGTGATGTTCCCGTCTTACAACGGGTGCGCGTTCGTCATCCATCCTGCACCGGGCGATGTGGTGCTTATCGTCTACTCCAAGTTTGAGGTGGAAGAACAACTGATTAACCGGGATGTTGTCGAGGTAAACGGGGTGCTCCGGTTCGACCTCAACAATGCCGTTGTCATCGGTGGGCTTGTCACCACACAGGATTTGCCGGTTGCAATCGGGGTTGATGAGGTAGGTATGTTTCACAAGAGTGGGGCGAGTATCAAGATTACCGCTGATGGGGATATTATCATGACGGGAAGAGACATTCACTTGAACGGTGGGATGATTCCATGAAGCGGATCGCGGTCGAAGGTGATACCGATACCGCGCTCCCGGCACACAAGGAGCTCAGCGGAGGAGGGCCCTGGCCCATCACCCCGGTCAACCGCCAGACCCACGTATGGATCAACAATCGCCTCGTCATTGTGGTGGGAGAGACGTTCAGTGTGCATTGTGGAACGGGGTTTGCCGGGAATCTCACTGGAGGGAGTCCTCACATCTACGTCAACGGAACCCCTGTTTGCAGAGAAGGTGACATTTCCACTTCTCCTCACACGATGACGGGAATAACCGTTACTCACAACACAAATACATTCGATGGTTCGGTGTAACCGTTCTGAATCCCATTTATATTTTCATACCGCAGACTAATCGGTGATGACCGACGCGGAAGCATACCTGACCACGTTTGCTCTTGATGCCAACGGTGACGTTGTCCTCGGCCCCGATGGAACTCCTACGCTAATTTCCGGTCAAGAAAAAGTTATGCAGGATATTCTTGACATCATCCGCACGGCGAAGGGTTCCTATGCGTTTGACAACGAATACGGGATTGATTATGCAACCATTGTCGAATCCAATTTCAATCCCATTACGGTTGAAACCGTGATTAAAACAGCAGTTGCAAAGCACCCATCGGTGCGAGAAGTAACACGGATAACGGCGGTTCCGGGTGAGAACCGGGTTATACACGTCGAGATGCAGGTCAAGTTGTATTCAGGGAAAGAAATGTGGGTTAGGGTGAATATATGAATTACGGGGTAACGAAAGACGGATTTGTGCCAAAACCTCTCACTGCAATCATTGATGATCTCAATGCTCGGGCAAAAGACGCGTTTGGTCCAACGGTGGATTTATCATCCACGTCACCGCTCGCGAAATTTATCCATAGCATTGCCTACGAACACGCGCTCCTCTGGCAATTGCTTGAGGACGTCTACTATTCAGGGTATCTCGAATACGCCGAAGG